GGCCTGGCACGCGCAGGGATGTGTTGCTGCTGTTGCCCAGCGTGATTTCGTTGCTGACGCCTGCCGCAGAAACGTCAGCGTCGTAGCCAATCACAACGTTGTTGCTGCCAGTGGTCAGTGCATCGCCAGCCTGAAAGCCTAGAGCAACGTTGTTTGCGCCAGAAGTCAACGCTCCCAGCGCCGATGCGCCCACAGCCGTGTTGTTGCTGGTGGTGGCTGCATCCAGCGCAGTCCACCCGACGGCAACGTTGTACGCGCCCGTGACCACCAGCAACGCTGCGTCTTTGCCGACCGCTGTATTACCCGTGCCGGTTGTGTTTGCGCCTAGCGCCGAACGCCCAATCCCCACCGCGTCGTTGCCAAGGTACGCATCAAGAGCGCCCGCGCCTACAGCCGTGTTATCTGAACCGGTAGAGCTGGCAAACAACGCGTCGTATCCAACGGCCACGTTGTACTGGCTGCCATCGTTATAAGCCGCCCTGTACCCAACTGCCGTACCGTAAGCGCTGGCGCCAGCGTACATGGCTTGGCTGCCGATTGCGGTTGAGTAGCCTGCACCGGCTCCGCTGTAAAGAGCAAGCGCGCCCACAGCAGTGTTGTTTGACGCGGTGTTCAGGCCGTATCCCGCGTCATATCCAACCGCAGTGTTGTTGATTGCGCTGCCACTGCTCAAATTTGCAAGAGCAGAGTCTCCGACTGCAATGTTGGAAGTAAGGTTGCCATAACCTTTGCCAACAGCAACGCCTACTTCTTTGGCCAGCTCATAGCTGGCAAAAATGTTGTCGTCCGTCTTGATTGTGACTGCAAGGGCCGTTTGCAACACAAATTTGTAAGACACGCCTTCCGTTAACCAGATTTGCGCGGGCGTGCGGCCGGCACTGTCTAGTACGATAGGGTTGGCGTTTGCGGTTGAGCCGCTGCTGCTGGTAAACGTTGCGGTCGGCGTAGTCGTGCCTGCGGCATAGGTGTAGATCAACCCGCCAGCCAACGGGTTTCCGTTGTTGTCGAAGAACTGCGCGCCGGCGCCAGCGTAAGGGGAAAGCGAAACGCTCATGTGGCTCTCACTGTTGAATCTGGGTTACCGCCAGCACGACGGCGGGGGCTGCTGGGGCAAACGCAGTGGCTGCGACATTATCCACCGTAATGGCGGTGTTGCTTGCGGCGTACACGACCTCGATGTAATCGTTTGCCGCCAGCGAAAAAAATTCGCTCAGCGCCATCGGAACATATCCAGTGTTAATGTTAATGGTCACAATCCGCGCTGTTGAGGGAATGTCCGTGCCGTTTTTGCGATACCACACCCAAACGTTTTTGTCGCTTGCGTTGCTGCTGCTGATCTGCACCGTCGTGTTGAAGTGATACAGACCAGATTCAGGCACAACGATGCGCGAGGATGGCGAACCGATGCTAATGCCTTCCGCAGTCAATGCGCTGTCAAATGTCAACGCATAAGCCGTGTCGACCAACGCTGGCGTCTGATCCGTGGTCTTTACGAACTCGCCGTAGTACTTCTGCTGCTCAATCGTCGGCCGCACAAAGATCACGCCGTTGGTAGCGCTTTTAACCAGCACTGCCGCCATCGGTATTACGTTGTCGGGCGCGGTGGGCTTGACGTTGGTAAACGCGCCAGCCACCGTTGGGCTGGCGTACAGGATGTCGCCCACGTTGAACGCGCTGGTGTCAATGCCGCTCACAGGCCCCCAGACACACGCCAAGCCCGTGGCGCCGTTGTCGGGAATGGTTTCGTCCAGCACGCCAAGGATGTACAGCGACGGCGTGGAGCCATCAGCAAGGTACTTGGCCACCGACAGCACATTGGCCGCGCCAACGCCCGCAAAGCCCACCACAGTGCCCTTAGCAAGCGTTGCGCCCGTGGAGTTCTGCACCAGCGTGAACGTTTCTCTGCTGGCCTGCCCGATGCTGTCTTGCAGCAATGAGAAGAACCGGAACCACGCGCGCGTGGTCAGCGCCCCTTGGTCCACCAGCGGGTCGCGGGATGCCGGAACGCGCGGCAGAGTTTGCATCTTAGGCGCTCGTCGGCGTTGCCGTCAGTTCGGCGCCCATGATGGCGATCTTCACTGGATCAGTGCCGCTGATCTCGTACACGCGATCCCGCAGCTTGGTGGTCATGCCAAGCCTGCGCCAGATCACGCGCTTGCCGTACTCGCCGATCTTGCCCATGCTGGCCCAGTGCTCGTTGCTCCACGTATGGCCGCCGTCGTCGGACCAGCGCAGCATGACTTGAGCTTCAAAAGACGTTTGCTTGAGGTACGAAGAATACAATTGAAAATTCTTTACCATTGTATACAGCATGGAATTTTCAATGTACTCCACCCACTTTTGCCACAAATCTTCTGGATATGGCTGGTAAGTGGGGATGGTTTCGTTGATTAAATAATCATCTGCAATGGTGTAATCTCTAAAATTAATTATTCCGTCATCATTAATGTCACCAAGCATTCTTCCGTTAAACACAGTTTTAAACAAGGTGTTGCCCGGTTCTGTGCCTGAACTGGCTTGAAAAATTCCGTTGTATAGATTGGTTCGCTGAATAACGTACAGATTCTCTTGATTGCTCGGTCCCGTTTCACAATCAAGTTGCAATGAATGTTGCGCTGTTCGTTTGAGGCTATTTTGGCCCGTGGGCAACGCCCTCCAGGAGCGCAGCCAGCGTTGCGGGTTTGAGAAATCTTTGTACCAATTTAGGTCAAAAGTAAACAGGCAATTTTCTGTGTTGTCGCCAAGCACGATTTGGCCGGCAAAGTTGGCCTGCGTTCCCGCTCTGTGTTTGGTAAATTGCCCGTTTTCCCAAAAAGCTCTTTCGTGCCACGCCCCAGTTGACACATCAAAAACCCACGTGGCGTTGGCGCCAGGGAAGGTCAACACATAAAACGAGTGCCCGTCTTGTTGATAGGTAAACGCAATTGCATCATCAACAAAGTTGTAGGTTTGAATCTGCCATTCAATGGCATGTGTGCTGACGCGAACAGCGTTGTACCCGTTGTTGCGATAAACGATCCCGTTGCCGCGCGCGTCCGATCCCAACCAGAACACGCTGTTGTCCAACTTGGCTACGCTGTACGGCGCAAGGCACCCAGTCTCCATAAACGCACCTTGGATGCGTTCCAGGGGAAAATCCGCAGCGCCAGCGTTGTACCAGACCTCGATAGTGTTGTTTCCAAACAACCACACCTCGCGGTGGTCCACCATCAGCGACACGATGTTGTCCGGGTTGCCCTCGGCGCTGGCAAAGTCCAGCGGGTCAACTTGCGTACCATCATTCAGCGACGTCACCCAAAAGCGCTGGCTGTTGGGTTCATTAAACACGAAGTACCCGTCGAGGTAGCCCACCGTCACCGCGCCCGGAAAGTCCGGATCAGTGATTTGTGAAAAAACGCCCGTGCTAGCGTTGTAGATGTAGGCATCAGGATTGCAAGCAACAAACAACTGGGTGCCGTTGTCTGACATGCTTACTTGACCGCTGCCAGTGATTGCCCCCAAGTACGTTGTGTTGAAAAGCTCGTCCGACTTGTACAGACTTCCGCCAGAAGCAATGTACAAATTGGTCCCGAACTTCCAAAGCCCGCGTATTGGCCCACTTCCAACCGTGCGAATAAGCCTTGATCCAGGGCACCGCTGGAGAAAAGCGGGCTCCTTGCCGCCGTCGGGCACAACCTCGGGAAACAGGTTGACCATGCGGCTGTCGGCCGCATTGACCGACCGCGCCACATAGGACGATCCGAGGATGGGAGTCTTCACGTCGGCGTACCCGCGTACACGTTGAACCGGCGCAACCTGCGGTTGACAAGGTTGTACGGAATGCTCATCAGATCATCCGGGTTGTTGATGCGCTTCAGATTGCGCTTGGACGACATGGCAATGCGCTGCACCGTGGGCGGAGCCTCCACGCCAAACTCGGCCGCAATCTCGCAAGCCAAGTTGTACTTGAAGCACCGCAGGTAGCCCGGCGGAAACGACAGCGTGGTGTTCAGCAACGCAGGCTGCGACAGCTCTTGCACGCTAACGATGTGCCACTCCAGTGCTTTGTTTGGCACCGGATACACGGTCATCGTAATATCCGGAAACGTCATGTTGGTGAACATGACCTGCGGGTACGTCGACGTCACTGTCTTCAGCGCAATACCGTTGTATTGCTGCTGGTTGATCATGGCGATGCCAAACGACACGCCAGACTCGGTGTCACGGAAGTACGTCGAGTCGTCCAGCAGCACCGGCCGCGTGCCGACAAAGTTCCCCGTCGGCCCCAGCGTGCGCGTGGCAATGTTTGCCGGCCAGGTAAACACCTGATCCTGCGTGCTGTAAACCGCCAAACGCTCGACGCTCCACGAATCGAGCATCTGGTTCAAAGCCGCCAGTGCATCCTGTGATGTGGCGGAGGAGGGCGCTTCGCCCTCGGCAAGCTGGCCGATCAACCGCAATGCGGCGTTGATCTGGTCACCGGCTGTGGTAGACATCGGCGGACTCCCGTCGCCGCCTGCGCGCAGTCAGTTCGTTGACGGCAACCTGGGGCGATTCCTCGCCCGGAGTATAACGCTCCCAGCCGTTGCGCTCATCTTCTTCGGCCTCCAGATCCATCGTGGCGACTTTTTCGCCGTGGTACGGGTGCTTTAGGTAGATGACTGCCACAGGTCTCCTCCGGGTTGCTGGCGCAAGTAGATGTGGTAGTTGCCGGGATACGAACGGTCTGCGCTGTGGTGATCCAACTGAAGATCAGGAACCAACCAGGCTTCTCCGCCCCGTTCCTCCCAGCGCCGGCAGAAGGCGTAATCTTCGCCCCACCACACGCCTTTGTGCGCTCCGTGGTTAAAAAGATCAACGCTTTGGCGATACTTCTCGCCATAGCAAAGCTCTGGGTACGAGGTCATAAAGTCATCGACCGCCTTGGTCGTGATCTTCAAAAACCCCGCAGGCAGCAAACGAGCTTGAATCGCGCCGTCAGATCGAACAACAGGAGTGCCGTTAGGCTTGCTGTGGATGGTGCCCATGTAGGACACCGCTTCCGCTTTGAACCGATAGGTGCCGCCTACGACGTCACCATTGGTCTGAATGAGCTTGAGCATGTCGGCTGGCCGCCAAGACAGATCGTGGTCAATAAACACCACGATGTCTGCCTTGGCATCCAGCGCTTTGCGCAGCATGGTTGCCCGCGCTGCGCTGATGTACGGGTTGCCTATCTCGTTGACCATGCCGTGCTCAATGCCAGCGGCATCAAGCAACGGTAAGGATGCTTCCAGACTGTCAAGACACTGCTGGTAAGGCCGCTTGACGGTCGGCACGCAGAAGACAACCTTCGTCATGCGTCAGGCCGCGCCTTTCCACAGGCCCAGACCGGTCAGCGTAGCATTCACTTCAGCTGCCCAAGCGGCCAGATTGGCCGGCACGCTGATGTAAGACGACGCAGAGACCACAGACGCAGCTTGCACGGCCGCAGCACGCTGCGTAGCCGGCGTAGCGCCGTAGAAACCCAACGTGCCGGCAGCCGAGGGCTGAACGTTCACGGGCTGGCCGCTGCGGCCGACGTTGAGGCCTTCGGACGTATTGCCATCGCCAATCTGTTGGCCATCGCCAACTTTCGGCGCTTCAAAATTTGCGTTCGACATGATGTTCCTTTCTGGCGCTTACGCGCCGCCTTTCCACAGGCCGAGGCCAGTGAGAGTCGCGTTCACTTCGGCCGCCC